TATCAGGAGAAGTAGTTGAATTATACTTAATAAGTAATGGAACAGCTAATGGTACATGGCGTATCATACCTTTCGGGGGTGGCGCAAGCAGTATTACGCAGTTTACAGCGGAAAGCAGTGATGCTTCGATTGTTATTACTAATGGTACTGTTACCCCTCCGACGGGAATTATTGATTTCCAACTGACGGATTCTTTGTTTAATTTTAATGATTTGAATGCTACTAATTTTATAGTTTCTACAAATACTAATCCATTAACCTTTGCAACTGTTGAGTTAATAGGTGGTGAAAACATCATAGTCAGTAATGGTGATGGAATCCTTGGTAATCCTATTATTGATCTTAATGCGGTATTAACGTCATTAACTTCAATCACTGTAGGCGATATGACCTTAAGTGGTGAAGTAATTACGAATAATACAGCTAATGGTAATATTCAAATAAACACTAATGGTACTGGTAAGATTCAGCTCAATGGGGTTGAAATAGATGCTAATGGTAATATTACTGGGGCTACAAACCTAACAGGAATTAATGCCTATGCTTTCTTTACTGATACTGTAACAGGTAATACGAATACTATTGTAGTGGAAGATCAGGTTAATATAGCATCTATTACAGGCAGTGCAGGTACTTATGAGCTTACGTTTACTACTCCTATGGCTACCATTAATTATGGAGTATTTATCAGTCTCGGGAGTACTGGTGGGGATTTACCTTTTATTTCTAATTCATATGTTATAGTCAGAGAAACTACATCTGCAACAATTATAGTTACGGATGCAAGTGGGGAATTAGTATTATCGGTACCTAATGGAGCCTCAGTAATGATAATATCCAGTTAATCCATTAATATATTTGACATGCTTATATGAAATGCATTAAAATAATAATTAATATTTAGATTGTCATAACAAGACATTAAAAAGTTTTTTAGTTTGTTTATTTAACTACAAAATAAGCTGTCATATCAAGACATTCAAAAGATTTTCGGTTTCTACTTCTTAGCCATAAAAGATCAACGATAAGTAATTTTTAAAAACAATTTATATAGAGGTCTTATGGCTAATTGGCAAAACGCGCCTTATGGGCTACGTCCGTCCCATTCCATTCTGGGTGGTAGTTGGACTGAAACAACTAATCCTTACAAAATTTATACTAACGACGATGAAGCTGGTAGGGTTGGTTTAAATCAAAATTTATTTACTGGTGATCCAGTAGTTTGGGGTACTTCTAGAGCTATTGCTGATACTGCTACAGGGCTTGTAACTGGTGGAATGGGTACTGTTGCTAGATACAATCCTAATTTTGCAGATGGAACACCATCTACTTATGCAGGTGTTGGAGCAGCTCCGATTCTTGGGGTTTTTGTTGGATGTGAATATCTATCGACACAAACTGCTGTTAATAACATTATCAGGTCAGCTTATTACCCTGCAGGTACTAGGGTGGTGCCAGGTACTGAAATTACAGCATATGTAATAAATGATCCAATGGTGGTCTATGATATTCAGGTTTCTAGCAGAATAAATGCTAATGCTAATGCGTTTGTAGGATTACCAGTTCTACCTAATACAAATGGTACTGGAGGTGCTCCTTTCCCGTTAATGGGTACATTTGGTAGTAACTTTGCATTAGATATTGGTGGTGGTACTAACTTTACTACAGTCGTAAATGCTTATACGGTGGCTTCAGGAATTTCTTATGCAAATAATCCTTTAACCGGGAATACCCGTACAGGTCAATCTGCATTCTATCTATCTGCTGATACTTCAACAGTAGCTGGATATAACAACCATGATTATAACAAGAATGTTATTACATTGCCTTTAAAAGCTCTTGGGTACAGTACTGATCCTAATAACGTGGCTGCAGCAGGTCTAACGCTTGAAACCACACCATTCCTGAGTATCCAGGTTACTCTTAACAACCCAGTATATAGCATAGGTTCCGCACCTACTGTCTATATTGCTTAATACGAGGTAAATTATGATTAATACAGCTGCGATCTCCCGCTTATTAACACCGACACTTAAAACGGTGTTTGGAGATTACGAAACTTATCCAGATCAATGGAAAGAAATTTTTAAAACATACACATCAGATAGAGCTTATGAATTTGATCTCGAAATGAGGTACTTAGCTCCTGCTGATATTAAATTTGAAGGTCAACCAGTATCAGTAGATACAATGGGTGAACGGATTGTAACTAACTACATTCACAAGTGCGTAGCAACTTCTTTCAATATAACTAAAGAAGCTCTTGAAGATAATCAATATAAGAAAGATTTTCCAGATGCTATCAAATCAATGCGTGATTCTCTTAGAGTCAGTAAGGATATATTTGGTTCAAATATTTTGAACAATGCATTTAATGCTGCAGCTCCTATAGGAGATGGAGAACCTTTATGTTCTCTTAATCACCCTATTGATAGTGGAGTAGTTGCTAATAGACCTGCAGTTCCGGTTGCTTTTTCAGAAGCTGGTATTGAGGGTGCTATTATGCAGATTCAATCTTTTCAAATGCAAAGTGGAATGTTAGCTCAAACTATTGCTAAAAAGATAATTGTTCCAAAACAGCTGCAATTTAATGCAGCTCGTATTTTACAATCTGTTTATCAAAACAATACAGCTAATAACGCCATTAATGTTTTGTATCATTTGGATTATATTGAAGCAGGTTACAAAGTTAATCAATACCTACCTTCAGCTACAAGATGGTTTGTATTAACAAACGCTGATAGTGGATTGAAACATTTCCAAAGAACTAATGTGGAATCTTTTATTTATGCTGATCCTGAAACTTTTAATATGAAGTTCACAGCAATGGAAAGATATTCATTTGGTGCTTCAAACTTCAGATCAATCTGGGGAAGTCCAGGAGCATAATCTCCTACTCCAAACCATAATGCCGATATTAGTATTATGGTTTGGAGACAGTATTAATTTTATAGGTGATATAATTTATGACTATTCATTATGATTTTGTCTGGCCTGCTGTAGATTTTGAAGCTGTATCTAAATATAAAGATTTACCTGCTGAGCGCGAACTATTTTTAGACGGTACATTATTTGATAAGGTTAACAATCAGATTTCATTTATAGCAAATGGATATAGTAGAACTGTATCTATAACCTCAACTGATATTGATAATTCAGCTGTGACTTTTACGGTTACTGGTATTCAGAATGGAGTACCTGTATCTGAAGATATTACAGGTGCTGATGTAAATGCGACGGCTTTTGGAACTTTAGCTTTTGATGTCATTACTTCTATTACTGCAGATGTATTGGCACAAAATTTCGCTGTAGGAACTGGTTTAGAAGGGTGGTTTCCAATAATAAAATTAGACCTTTCTGTCCATACTTACATGATCCAATGTGCGTTTCAGGGCGTATTTGTTTTACCTGATGTAGAGACGCTTATGTATCAGATATATACAACTTTAGCTGAGATTCCTAAATTAGGCAGAACCTATGACGATTTGTTAGAAAATACTACATATCTGATTATATCAGGTGGAGATGTAATTGAGCCAGGATTTTTTACTCTATCTCCATTAAGAAATTATTATTTAGTAAAGGTTACAGGAACTGTGCCTGAGAATTCTTTAGAATTACTTTATTCACAAGTTAGGTAAGGAGTTAATATGAGAAAAGATACTAAAAAATGGATTCAGGGGGCTATTGAGCATCCTGGTGCATTACATAAGACATTAGGAATTTCAGAAGGCAAAAGAATTCCTGAAAAGAAATTGGAAAAAGCTACTCATTCCAGAAATGCTTTAACCAGAAAAAGGGCTAATTTGGCAGAAACTCTTAGAAGTTTTAAACATAAAAAGTAATGAGTAACAGTAAATGCCGATTACATCAGGATTATATACTTTTCAATCAGTTGAGACCGAACTTCTCATAAGAGAAGCATTCGAAAGAATTGGTATACTTGGAGAGTATGTAGAGCCTCAAAAGATGGAATCGGCTAAGAGAAGTATTAATATATTGCTTCTTGACTGGATGACCAAGAGTAATAATCTATGGACTATTAAAGATCAATATCAGGGTTTGGTACCAGGTCAAAGACAATATATTCTCGATTCTACTGTAAATGATATAATACAGGTTAATATTAGAACCTCAAGCCGTCAGTTAGATGGAGTGGCACAAACTAATACTGTTGATACTTATGATAATGGTGGAGGTGGAGTTGCTGGTAATGCTTTTGATGGAAATCTTTTAACAAGTTGTGAACAAACAGTTAATAATGGGAACATTTCTTACGATTACGGTGTTAATAATACTGCTTATATTACTTTTGTGGGGATTGTAACAGCTGAACCTAATTCCACTTATGAATTCATAATAGAGAGTTGTCCTCTTGATCCGACCGTTTTAGCTTCATGGACAACTTTATTAGAGATTCCTGCTGCTACATATACATCTGGCATTCCTTATTTTTTTGATATTCCAACACCAGTAAATGCAAGGGCTTATAGAGTGAGAGGGATTAATAATACTACTCCGCTCGATTTAGCTGAAATCTATTTCAATAATAATACTCTTGACTTGGTAGTTGCTGAGATTAGTAAATATGAATATAACACTTATCCTAATAAATACTTAACAGGGCGTCCTTGTATTTATTATCTTGATAGGCAAAGAACTCCTATTCTCAATATTTGGCCAACAGCTTCGACCTATTATAACTGTCTATCATATTCATATAAAAAGATGATGCAGGATGTAGGGCTTTATTACGATACAGTTGATATTCCTGCCAAGTTATATCCTGCATTGATCTGGGGTCTTACCTGGCAATTAGCTTTAAAGTTCAAACCTGAAATGGCAGATATGCTAGAGAGTAAGTATGAACAGGCATTTAGCATTGCAACTATAGAAGATAGCGAGACTGTTCCAATCAGTATTAAAAGAGGCTAATTATGTCTTACACCATGTGGAAAGGTAGATCAGTAAATCTCGATGAGGACATTAAAGAAGGTATCGGCATGTGCGATATCAGTGGTTTCATGTTTAGACGTAGAGATTTACATAAACAAATGGATTGGAGAGGAGATTCATTACAGTGGACAGGTTTATTAGTAGGAGCTCCTTATTTAGATAAGCCAAGCCCTCAATTACGTCCTCCTCCGATTAAAAGTGATCCAAAGCCTATCAAAGACCCCAGGCCACCATTTCCATATTTTGATCCTGATAGTCCACCGA